CTCGCCTCTGATGCGACACACCGTCCCGAGCGGGCGCAGAACGTTCTCCTCATTCAGAACGTCGATCAGACGCTGATCGTATTCCTCGGGGACGAGATAGCCGCCGCTGGCATCCGTCCCCTCCTGCAGGACGTTCTCCACCTGCCGGAAGTTCGTACGCAGTGCTTTGAGCATTGCCGAGCGATAGCCTTCACTTGCACGTCCTGTCTTTTCTGCATTGAGCGCAGCCCCCGGCATATTGGTAATCGCTGCCGTCACGGGCTTTGCGAGCTGCGCGTCGAGAATCGCCTGACGCTCCATGCGCTCGATATCCTTGCCGAGTGCAAGCACCTCATTCTCCATCTGCTCGTACACTTTGGCATCTTCGGCTGTGAGATGCCCGTCCTTTTCGTGAGAATCCAGAAACTGCTTTGCCTGTTCCCACATTTCTGCACGCTTCTCGCGCATTGCCATGATCTTATCCATGTTCTTGTCCCTCCGTTAATGTGAAATAGAAAAGAGCCGCTTCTTAAACGGCTCTGCATCGACATTATTTGCTTTTGTTCCCTGCCCGAATTTCGAGAGCAGAGAGTTCGTGACGGCGGCGCGGGAGAAGATCAGCCCGTCTGCCGCCTCGCCTGTGAGATGTTCCCTATTTTCATAGAGAACGGAATCCGCAAATCCAAGCTCCACTGCTTTCTTTGCGTTCATCCAGGTCTCGGCATCCATCAGCCGTGAGATCTTCGCACGGGACAGCCCCGTCTTGATCTCATAAGCGTTGATGATACTCTCCTTGATTTCAGAGAGGAATGTAATTGTCCGCTCCATCTCGTGCGTGTCTCCGATGGAAACAGTCATCGGGTTGTGGATCATCAACATCCCCAAGGGTGAAATCTCAACCGTTGATCCTGCCATTGCGACGACGGATGCGGCAGAAGCGGCAATCCCATCAATCTTGACAGCGACATTCCCCTTATACTCCATGAGCATATTGTAGATCTGTGCCGCCGCATAGCAGTCCCCGCCCGGAGAGTTGATCCAGAGGTCAATATCTCCCTCGGCGGCGTGAAGCTCAGATCGAAACATCTGAGGTGTGACTTCATCGCCCCACCACGTCTCGTCCGAGATTTCACCATCCAAAAGCAAGATACGCTTCTCCCCCTCGTTCCGTACCCAGTTCCAAAATTTACGTTTCATCGCCCTCTCCTTTCTTGTTGGCGAATAAACCTGCGTCCCTCAGTTTTGTCATATTCCCGTTGATGAGGTACAAATCGCCGCCCTCGTCTGCTTCGATGGGATTCATGTCCTCAAGACTGCGGATGTCGTTCGCGGAGAGCCATCCGTTCTGCCGCCCGATGGCGTAGCCCTCCATGCGGCTCTTGTAGTCCCCGCGCAGAAGACCGTCCACGTTGAAGCGGATGAAGTAGTCCTTCTGCTCCTTATCTGATAGTAACGCTTTCTGCAACGACTGCTCCCATCGCATGACCCACGGATTCAGCGTGTACTTCACGAACTCAAGCGATTGTTGCTCGATATTGGAAAACGAGGATTTCTCCAAGTCTCCTACCATATGCGGCGGTACACGGTAGAGCCGCGCAATCTCGTCGATCTGGAACTTCCTTGTCTCAAGGAACTGCGCCTCCTCGGGCGGTATGGCAATCTGCTGATACTTTACCCCTTCCTCGAGGACGGCAATCCTGCCCGTATTCATTGCACCGCCGTAGACGGCGTGCCAGCTCTCACGGAGTTTCGACGGATCTTTCAGAACCCCCGGATGTTCCAGAACACCGCCCGGACGCGCACCGTTCTTGAAGAATGCCGCGCCGTATTCTTCCGTTGCAAGTGCAATCCCGATGGCGTTCTTTGCCATAGCGATGGGACTGTAGCCGACCAGACCGTCGAAGCCGAGTCCGGGGATATGGAGCACATCCTCACGCCGCAAACGAATCTGCCCCTTATCTTTGAAGTTCGGATTCTCCTCCGTGCTTCGCGTGTAGGTGTAGTAGAGTTCCCCCGTGCGGCTGTCGCGACCGACCTCCATCTTGTCCGGGAGCAGCGGATAGAGTCCGAGAACACGCCCTCTGCCATCTCGAAGTATCTGGGCATAAGCATTTCCCCACAGAAGGAGATGTGCCATGAGAGTCTCGCGGAATACGAAACTCGTCATCTCTGGGTTCGGCGCATCATGGAGCAGAAAGTACAGCGGATGCTCCGGCACGCGCTCTTTTCCCTGAGCTTTGTAGGCGTAGACGTGGAGCGGCAATCCTGCGATGGATTCGGCAAGAATGCGGACACAGGCGTAGACTGCCGTCGTCTGCATTGCCGTCCGCTCGTTGACTGCCTTGCCCGCCGCCGTCTGCCCAAACAAAAAAGACAAGCCGCCGAGGTGATTCATGGGCTTGTCCCGCGAACGAAAGAGTTTGCTGAATAGATTCATGGAAACCTCCATTTCAAAAATGGTATGTAAAAAATCTCGCCACAGAAGATGATGAGAGTAAGAGCACCGCCCTTTCGAGCGGTGCTCCGTAGTTTCAGCTTAGAAGTTTTCGATGCAGGAAAGCTCCATGCTGTTGATTGCGGCTGTGAATCTTGCCCCCCGCGCAATCTCGTCGGCGGCTTTCAAAAGTTCCTCCGGCGTTGGATCTCCGCCCATCTGGCAAATGCCGGCGTTGGCTTTGATGTCCCAGAAAACCTTGCGGGCTTCCCAATCCGTCTTGTCATAATCCCTCTCTTTGCGAACCTCGATGCGGATGTAGCTGTCGTGGTTGCTCTCGTTTGCCCAGCCCATCGTGTTTTCCTGCAGCTTGAGTCCGTACTCGGCAGCCTTGCTCTCGATGATCTTGGCGATTTCCTGCTTGTTCATTTTCTTTTCCTCCGTTTCTTGGTTCTTCGGTTTTCCCTTTCGGTATGTGTATATTCCCGTACTATCACAGAAATAGCAAGGCCATATGTGCGTATACAATCATCTAAAACACCCACACGCCGCGATTTTCGTACACTGATTCCGACGTATCGTTCCCACAACGGATCGCACGATCCAGAGCCATGATGAGGGCGATCACGCCGTCAATCTTCTCGGTGGACTTCTCCTTGTCCGCCTTGATGTTCCCGGCAGGGTCGGTGCGAATGAAGATGTTGTCTGCCATCCAGCGCATGACGGGATGCCCGCCGTGCGCTATTTTCTTTTCCAAGGTCAGCTTCATCAGCTCCTTGGTCGGCGGACTCATATCCTTGAAGCCCTGCCCAAAGGGAACAACGGTGAAGCCCATCCCCTCAAGATTCTGCACCATCTGCACCGCACCCCATCGGTCAAAGGCAATCTCGCGGATGTTATACTTCTCGCCCAGTTTCTCAATGAACGCCTCGATAAATCCGTAATGCACGACATTCCCCTCGGTGGTCATAAGAAAGTCCTGCTTCTCCCACACGTCGTACGGCACATGGTCGCGCCGTACACGCAGGTCGATATTCTCCTCGGGAATCCAGAAGTACGGAAGGACGGCAAACGGCTCATCTTCCTCCGTCGGAGGGAACACAAGAACAAATGCCGTAATGTCCATCGTGGAGGAAAGATCTAGACCGCCGTAGCAGACGCGCCCCATGAGGGCTTCTGCATCCACGGGTATGGCACACGCATCCCATTTGTCCATCGGCATCCACCGCACGGACTGCTTCACCCACTGGTTCAGACGAAGCTGTCGGAAGCTGTTCTCCTCGGCGGAATTCTGCCGTGCGGAATCGCACGCCGCTTGTACCTTGTCGATGCCGACTGTAATCCCGAGCGACGGATTTGACCGCTTCCAGACCTCGGGGTCTGTCCAGTCCTCATCTTCCTTTGCTCCGTAGATCACGGGGTAGAAGGTAGAGTCGATCTTACGCCCTTCGAGAATGTCCTTCGCTTTCTGGTGCGTCTCGTAGCAGATGGACTGTGTATCTGTCCCCGCTGTCGTAATCAAGAAATAGAGCGGCTGCATTCGCGCATCGCCGGAGCCTTTCGTCATAACGTCAAAGAGCTTGCGATTCGGCTGTGTATGCAGCTCGTCAAATACCACGCCGTGGATATTGAACCCGTGTTTCGAGTACGCCTCTGCCGAGAGCACCTGATAGAAACTGTTC